TTGCATTTAAAGCAGTAGCAGAGAGGTTTGCTACAAGGCTTGTAGTATATGGACTAGAGAAGCTAGAAAGCTACTCAACTAACTATGTTGTTAAAGACACAGTTAATGATATTAAAAATCAGCTGAAGGGTAAAGGTTTAAAAGTAATAGATGGATAATGACCTGACAGACTTAAAAGTTTCAATAGCCCACTTGGTGGAAGCAACTAAAGTGAATACGCAAAACATTGGTACTTTAACTAAAGATGTCAAAGAGTTGGCAAAAGACCTAAAAGAAACTTTATGTGCTAAACACGAATGCGACAGCTTGAAGCAAGATATGACTTATATGAAAGAGAAGCAAGCTAAACTTGACGGCAGACTATCTGTTATTGAGGGTGTTCCTACTGCACTAATGAAAAGATTTGTTTTAGTATTAGTTGGTGCTTCAGCTTTATATATAGCCTCACAAATAGGAATGGCTAAGTAATGGAGCTAGATACTATAACTACATTGTTAAAAGATGAGGAGGGGTTTGAGTCTAAACCCTATCTTGATACTCTAAATATTCCTACATTCGGTTATGGTTTCACTTATATTACTAAAGCAGAAGCTAATTTAATTCTATTTGAAAGAGTAAGAGATATACAATTTGACCTTATCAGAAACTACTATTGGTTCAGGTATTTATCACCAGCAAGAAAAAATGTTATAATCAGTATGGTATATCAGCTAGGCTTAGTTGGTTTTGATAAGTTTAAAAAAGCAATTAAGGCAATAGAGGCTGAGAATTGGGAAGAAGCTGGGGCTGAGATGAAAGACAGCAAGGCTTACACTCAAACTCCTAATAGATGGGAAAGACAAATTAAAATGTTTATAAAAGGATAACAATGAACGAAATTAAAAGACAAAACAAGTTTCAACTTAGATATGAGATGTATAATGATAATTATGCACCACAAGTAGTAAATAAGCTAGGGCAAATCTATACAAGCTTTGCAGAGCTTAAATTAGATGTTCAGCTACACACTAATACAAACATATACAAGCAAGTAGTAAATACTATTAGTAATGTTTACAGCTATGGAGTTGAAAGAGAAGTTGAAGATGATGTTAAAGAATTATACTCAACACTTAGAGTTGATAAGACTATGGCTCAAGCAAACAGATACTTAAATGCCTTTAATGATGTTATCCTGCAAGTTGGTTGGGACTCAGCTAAAGAGCAACCTAAACTAATGATTAGACAACCTCACAAGACTGAAGTTGATTATGTAGATGGTGAAGTAGAAGCTGTTAGATACTTTGTTAAGAGAATTGACAATAAAGTAGAGCAATGGGCTTATTGGTCAAAAGAAAATCATTACTACATTGAAAGAACTGAAGGTGAAGATAGAATAGTACCTGTTGAAGATAATCCGGAAATGATTAATCCTTTTGGCATCTTACCTTTTGTATTTATGCATAATGGCTGGAGAGATGAGAATTTCTTTGATACATACACAGGAGATGATTTAGTTCACGGTACATTAGATTTATCAGTACATAGAACATTCCTTAATCATATTATCAAGTCACAATCATTTAAACAGCTAGTAGGTAGTGGAGATAGAATTGATAGTGTTAATGGTCAAATGCTAGACCCTTTATCTATTTTAACTTTATCAGGTGACAATACAGAGATTTCTGTTCTTGATATGCAGTCTAACTATGACCAACTACATACAGTAATTAAAGACCTAGGTAATGAATTAGCAGTTAATTATGGTGTATCTCCTAGCCAATTTAGAATGACTAGTAGTGTATCTTCAGGTTTTGCCTTACAAATGGAAAACATTAAATTAGATAAGTTTACGCAAGAGCAACAACAAGACTTCAGAGTATACGAAAAAGAACTATTCAATCTATTAGTTGTTATTGGTGAATATTACAGTAAGCCTTTAAGTGGTGAATTTGCTATTGACTTTAAAGAACCTACATACCCTACTGACCAATCTACTCAAATATCATTAGATAAAGACAGAATTGATTTAGGATTAACTTCACCAGCTGAGATATTACAAAAGGACAATCCAGACTTAGAAGATTTAGATGCTAAGTTAAAAGTAGAAGCTAACTTATCAGCTAGGAATAATTTATACAATAAGGTTAATACTGCAGGAGCTATTAGTTCTGAAGACACGAGAGCTAAATTAGGTCTATAAGATGACTCTAAACGAAGTCTATAATAAACAGCAGGATACGGCTCAACAGCTGTATACTAGCTTTGATAGTCGCTTTGATGCTGTATTTGCCAATATAATTAGTTTAGCTACTGCAAGACTAAGTGGGCTTAATGCTAATGATGTACTTGAATATGAATTAGTATGGCAGGAGATATTATCTGAAGCAGGCTACTATGAATTAGTGTCTGAATATGTAGATATATCCTTTGATGATGTATATGATAATACATTAAAGGCTTTTAGTACAGTAGGATTAGCTACTGCATTTACTGAGTCTGATTTAACTAAGATAAACATACTTAAATCTATGCACAAAGAGTTCTTTTTAAAGATAGGTGATGACATAGGTTTGACAGTTAAGAAGCAATTATACAACTATGCTATTAGTGATGCTAGTGTTAGTCAGATGGCACTTAATATCTCTAAGGATATAAAAGATACAGGATTGGCTAAATACTCTAAGACTTATGCTAGAACTGCTATTACTAATTATCAACAAGAAGTGATTAATGTAAGAAGTGCTGATGAAGATGGTGTTTGGGTATATGTAGGTGTATCAGATGGCAAAACAAGACCATTCTGTTCAAAACTATTAAGAGCTAACAAATACTACACAACAGCTGAAAAGAACAAGTATGAAAGAGATGAAGACAGAGAATTTAACTGTAGACATAGATTTTATCTAGTTAGTAAAGATTGGGCTGAAGATGAAAATTACGAAAAAGCCTAACTTTGGCAAATACAAAAAGGCTGTTGATAATCTAAAGCAAGGATTAGGGACGGCTACAAATGAAACTATTACTGAGATACAGAAAAGAACTCAGTCAGGTAAAGACTATAAAGGGTCTTCTTTTACTAAGTATAGCGATGACTATAAAGAGTATAAATCAAAACATTATGGGTCTAGTAGAGTAAATTTAACTCAAACAGGCAATATGCTTCACAGTATCACATCTAAGAAGATAAAGAATGGGATTAGATTATATTTTGGTTCATCTAGTGAGAATAAAAAAGCTTACCATAATCAAGTAACTAATAAGAGAAAGTTCTTTGGATTATCTACAAAGCAAAAAGATAGACTATTAGAGATAGTGAAAAACTACTACAAGAAGCAAACAAAGTAAGACTTATTCACTTACTTATTCACTTGTATTGACTTTTATGTGAATAACTTGCTACAATTTAATACTTTTACAAAAAAGGAGTATACTCAAATGTCTGAAGAGATTAAAACTGAAATAACACAACCTGCAACACCAGCAGTAGAAACAAAGGTGGTAGAGATAGAACAGTCTAAGATTGATACACTAATCAATGATGCGTATAAACGAGGTGCTAAGAATGGCAACAAAGAATTAAACGAAGCATTAGGTGAGTTAAGACAGTCGAACGAGCAACTACAATCTCAAATGAAACAACAACAAGATGATTTACAATTTGAAAAGATTGTCAATGAATATGATGTTGATAAACCAAAATACTTTAAGCTAGAGCTTCAAGAAGCACAACAGCAAGAAGATTTTAATATGAACGAATGGATAGATGGACTTAAACAAAAAGAAGCACATTTATTCAAAGGTGGTAATAAACCTCAACCATTAAGAGTGGATAGTGCTAACAACAATCCACAAGCTCCTGACTTTAATTCTAAAGTTAAAGGTGCTAAGACAATGGCTGAAATCTATGCCCTACAAAAAGAAATATAAATATAATATAAGGAATTTACAATGGCAGTAAATACAAAAGCAATTTTATCGGACTCAGTAGTTGATTTAATGAGTCAAGCAGTAATCGTTTCAGGTTCAGCTTACAACAAAATCGATGCGTTCACAACAATCAGAGAAGACAATATGGCGAACTCAATCGCGTTCACAGTATTCTCAAGACTTTCTCCAGCAACAACTGAATTAACAGATGGTACTGAAGCAACTTCATCAACAATGACAGATACTAAAAAGACTCTTACTTTAGGTGAGTACGGTTCAGTTATTACTTCTACTTCTTTAGCAAATGTTGCTACAGCTGGTAAAGCAGATTTAGCATCAGCTGAATTAGTTGGTATGAACTTAGGTGAAACTACTGATAAATTAGGTCTTAATGCTGTTGAAGCTGGAACTAACACTATTTCTGCTGGTACTACTGGTACTTTAGCTAAAGGTGACCTTAGAAGTGCTTATCAAGCATTATCTACAGCTGGTATCTCTAAATTTGAAGATGGAAGATTTGTAGCGTTTGTTAACCCTGCACAAGTTTCTGACATCAAAGATGCTTACCAAACAATCGTTCAAAACACTAACGCTGGTGATGCTTTAAATGGTATCGTTGGAGCTTTAGAGGGATTCACTATCGTTGAAGATGCAAATGTTACTGCTGGTACTGTTGCTTGTTTCGGTAAGAATGCACTTGGTAAAGCTGTTGGCATGAACCCAGAGTTAAGAATTACTGATGGTACTGACAACTTAGGAAGAACTGTTAATATTGGTTGGTATGGTATCATTAAATATGGTATTATTGATGAGAATGCTGTAAGAGTAATTACAGGAGCATAGTATGAGTAAGGCAGTAGAACCAAAGGCAGTAGCTAAGAAAACTACTGCTAAATCATATAAGCTAGTGGGTCTTTCAAAAGGCTCACACTTACTTAATGGCGTTGAATACAAATGGGAAGCTGGCGAAGACCTTAAGCTACCTAAAAAAGTATTTGATGTTATGAAGTTACTTAATTCTTTAGAGGTTAAGTAATGGCACATCTAACACTAACTAATGCTGAAATAATTTCAGTTTTGCCACCTTTAACAGCTGACCTAATCGGTAAGGCTGATGGTGGGTCTACTACTACATTAGAGAATAAACAATTTAAAGCCTTGGACGAAGAGTCTACTGAGGGTGCTTATATTTGTTTTCTAAGTGGTGACAATGCAGGAATAGATAGAATTATTACAGGCTATGCTTCAGCTAATGTAGGAACATTTACATTCGATACTTTAGATAGTACGGTTGACAATACATCTGTATTTGCAATATTATTCTTATCTTATATTCCTGCTTCTGATAGAGCAAGTGAAATAATCGAGAATGACCTTAGAAAAAAAGGTTATGACATAGAGAATTTCTTAACTCCTGCACATTTAAGAGAGTTACATTTAAATAGAACTATTGCACATATTTGTCAAGCTAAAATGCAAGATGCAGATAATGAAGACACTTACTACATTAATTACCTAGAGTTTATGAAAAGATACGAGGAAGAGTTTAATACTCTAGTAGCTGATTATGATACTGATGGTGATGGGGTAATAGAAGATGATGAGGATTCTCAATCATTAGGGCAAGTGGTACTTAACAAATGATACCATACTTAAAGGGTCTGGGGTTCAGATATACTGAGAAAGACACTCTTAATGGCAATGAGTTTAGATTAGTAGAAGAGTCTGTAGCGATAAGTGAAGAATTAACTACACTTGGGAATACAGTAACTGAGTCTACAAAAGTTTATGAATTATTTTTACCCACTAGAGGCTATTCTGTAGCTAAAATAGAGGGTATTATAAGTGGTTCAAATGACAATGGTGATATAATCGTTTCTGCTACAGCTGATGTTGAAAAGCAAGAACGAGGTTATCTAATTACATTAATATTTATCATAGGAGATTAATATGGCAATTAAAGGATATTCAGGAAGTTGTACTGTTGGCGGTACTGCTGTTGGTGAAGCTAAAGCTTGGTCTTTAGACGTATCACAAGAAACAGTAGATACTACTAACTTTGGTTCAGCTGGTTGGAAAGAGTCAGAAGCAACTTTAAAAAGCTGGTCTGGTTCAATTACAGTTCTGTTTGATGGTGGAGCTGACTCAGGTCAAGCTAACTTAATCGCAGGAGTTACAAGTGGTTCATCTGTTGCAGTTGAATTATTAACATCAGCAAGTGGTGCTGGTACTTCTGAGAAGTTTAGTGGAAGTGTTTTAGTTACAAGTATGCCTATTACTAATGATGTAAATGGAATTATTGAAGTTTCATTTTCATTCGAGGG